AAATGGTAAATCTGTTTTAGAGGCTTGTACTCGAACGAGTATTGCAAGTGCTTTGTTAAAAACGGTAGTATGGGGGTTGGCTCCACACAAAGGGCAAGTTTACTACATTCCATACGGACCAAAACTAGAATGTAGTATCTCATATACTGGAAATATTGCGATTGCTAAGCGTTATGGTAATTTAAAGAGCATAAAGGCAAATTGCATTATGGAAGGTGACGACTTCGAATTTGAAATTGATAGCAAAACAGGTTTAAGAAAAATAATTAAGCACTCGCAAACTTTGGAAAGTGTTGGATCTGGGTCTATAAAAGGAGCTTATGCAATTATTGAATTGAACGACGGAACTTTTGATGTTGAGATTATGAGTTTTTCACAGATAGAAAAGTCTTGGCAACAAGGAGCCACAAAGGGAGATAGCCCAGCTCATAGAAAGTTTCCTGATCAAATGTCAATAAAAACAGTTTTGAATAGGGCTTGTAAACTTCTCATAAGAACAAGTGATGATCAAGTTTTATACGAGGATGATGATAATAAAGACTTAGACCGAACCAAAGAGGACGTGAATCAAGAAATTAATGACAATGCCAATCAAAATATTATTGACGTTGATTTTGAAGAAGAGGAAGAGATAGAATCCACACCTGATCCTACTCAAACAAAAACTCCTCCTAAGACTTCTAAAAAACCAGAACCTAAAGAAGAACCGCAGCCTAAAGAATCTCCAAAAGCAGGAACTCAAGAAAAAGCATTTTAATCTATGGAACTAAAAGTTATCGGCTCTGGAAGTCAAGGCAATTCCTACATCTTAACTAATGATACAAATGTATTGTTAATCGAACTTGGAGTGAATTTCAAACGCATCAAAAAAGCATTAGATTTTAATATATCGAATGTAGAAGGGGCTTTAGTGTCTCATATACATTCTGATCATGCAAAATCTATCAAAGATGCGGTTGAATGTGGAATTGACGTGTATTCTGGAGCTGAAACTATTGAAGCAACAGGCTTAAAAAATCATAGGCTAAAACCCATGAAGGCAAAAAAAGCATACATGATTGGATCTTTTAAAGTCATGCCATTTGAATTGCGTCATGATGTTCCCTGCCTTGGATTTATAATTAAGCATGAGGACTGCGGTAACGTCGTTTTTATTACAGATACTTATTATTCCCCATTTAGGTTTAAAGACGTAAACCAATGGATTATTGAGGCTAATTACAGTCAAAGCATACTAGATGGAAAAGATGGCTATGGTAATCAAAATGATTTTCTAAGAAATCGAGTAATGAGCAGCCATTTATCCATTGAAAATTGCTCAAGCTTATTAGCTGCAAACGATTTGAGCACTACAAACAATATCGTGCTTACTCACTTATCTGATAGAAATAGTAATGCAGTTGAATTTAAAAAATTAATAGAAAATCAAACCGGTAAGACTGTAAATATTGCAGAAACCGGACTAACAATAAATTTTAAAAAACGCCCTTTTTAAATGTTACAAATAAAAGCCAGCGATTTAGTCGAAATCGATGAAGAGTTTATAAATCGAGTTTCCAACCGACTTAAAGAAATTCAAGATAAAAAAGAGATAGAGAATCCTTACTACTCAACAAATGAAGTAGCCGAGCTTCTAAAAATCACAAGGCTCACAGTAGTTAGATACATAAATTCTTATTTATACCCTAACAAATACCCACTTACACAAAGATTAAAGGCTGTAAAAGCTGGAAAGTCCTGGTTAATTAGAAAATCAGACTTAGAAATCTACCTTAAAAACCCTAAAAACCCGAGTTATGATGAACAAAAATAGATTTCACACAACTGGTGAACTGAGTACTGAAATAATTGATAAGCTAGAATTATTAGGATTTAGTAAACTTCCAAATTGCATGAGCAAACCTTACGCACATCTGAAAAAAACTATAATTGACACAAAGACTAAAACGTTTTGGTGCCTTGACCAAGTTTGTTTTGAAAACTCGGTAGTTACTATAAGTAATCAATTTCAAGAAATTATATTAGAATTTAATATTGATGATTTGGTCTTTAATGAAGCAAAAGAGCTGGATTTGTCGAATGAAACTTCATTCAAAAAACCTCATAAAGCTACAGAAACTCAAGAAATCACTTTACTGGATTACTTTGCGGCTAAAGCCATGCAAGGGGAGCTATCTAATCAAGATGAAAACACTTCGTTTAGAACTTCAGGTGTATCTCAAAGAGCTTATCAGATAGCTCGTGAAATGATGGAAATTAGGGGGTTTGGTAAGTATAATGTTAAATAAAAAACCATTTTAATTGGACAGCTAGAATGATAAAACGAGGTAGATGGAAAAAACCATTTAAAGATGCTGGATATAAAATTATTTAATCGTTAAAAACAAAATTATGAATAAGCAAAAAGTAATTAAAGAAACGGAAACTAAGCCTGAATTACATGCGGTATTATTTGACGTTATTTTACAAGTTCTCAAAACTTGGGAAAATGAAAAAAGTGGGGACTTTGATGCCATGTGGTATTGTTATGAAACTTTGTTAGATGAAATAAGAGAAAAAGGAATTAAAACTACTATTAAAGAATTAAAAAAAGCAATGAAAAAATTAAGAAATCAGGGAGTTGTAGAATTAAAACCGATTTACGACGATGAATGGAAAATTTGCGGAAGCGGATATTTTCTTTGTCAAAATACAAAAAACTAAACCCATGAACCAATGCAATTAACAGGGAAGTGCAAAGAAGATTTTAAGAAATGGTACACAAACTGGATGTTATTATTCCTTAGAAAAAGAGAAATAAAAACTTTTTATCAGCAATCTATTTTAATGCAATACGGAGAGTATATAGATTTCTTTAATACTTCACAATACGAGGGGAAACCTTTATTTGATTACGTATTTAATATTAGGTATGACCTAAAAATAGAATCTCAAACTCATAATGACTTAGTGAGAATAAGTATACAAAAAGCAAATGAACTTTATAATCTAAAATAACTATGGAAATAAAAGGAACATTAAAAGTAGTAGGCGAGACGAAATCGTATGGCAGAAATGATTTTCAGAAACGTGAAATCGTAGTTACTACCGATGAAAAATTTCCCCAAGACATTTTGGTAGAATTCGTTAAGGATAAATGCCAAATCTTAGACAATTATGCTGAAGGTCAAGAAGTTCTTGTTGGCATTAATTTACGTGGGAGAGAGTGGGAAAGTCCTCAGGGAGAGGTTAAGTATTTCAACAGCATTGTTGGCTGGAGGATAGGATTACAGGAAGGCGAACAAAAACCTACGCCACAGCCCTATAAAGAGCCAGAGTACCCTAACGAACCTGATTTACCAATAGATGATGAAGAGGAAGATGAAATTCCCTTTTAAAATGGTGTAACAATAGTATAATTAAACTAATAATTTTGAAAAGGCAATGAGATGGATTATAAATGGAAAGAAGACCCTTTTTTTATGATAGTACCACATCTTTCGATTCCTAATGTGCATTTTGTGTTTAGGAAGCTAAGCCCTACGGCATATTTAGAGATAGAATTTGAAATTAAAAATCGATTGATATACCCTGATAGCAGGTTAACGGATTCTGAAAATGAATTTATTTCAAAAAATTTGATTTAATTATTATACTAAAGTTATACTATATTATATTTTATTTATATATTTGACACGGGAAGAAATTAACATAAAATATTTATCAGGGATAAAACCCGAATAATTGCCCGTACTCTCCTCTTGATTTCTTCCCAGATTCAAAAAAAGTACGGGCTTTTTTGATTTTGAATATTAACGGAACCTCGCAATACTAGGTTTATTATTCCTAGTAAAATAACATAGGTTTTAAAAAATATAGCATGAAAATTAAAGTAGTAATGAAGAGGGAAAAGTAGAACCAAGTTTTCTTGTTTCTACAACTAAGGCTACATAAAGACCTTTAATCAACTCCAAGAACAACTTAGAGTTTTATACAGAAATAAGTATAATAAAATATCAGCATAATGAGCAAAGGATGGATAAAGCTTCACAGAAACCTAATTGATTGGGAATGGTATGATGATATAAATGCTAGAGTATTATTAATACATCTTCTCCTTTCAGTCAATTACGAGGATAAAAAATGGAAGGGAAATTTAGTCGAAAAAGGAACAATGGTTCTTAGCTGGAGCACACTTTCTTCAGGTTGTGGCCTTTCAGTTAAGAAATGTAGGACTGCTATGAGTAAACTAGAAGATACCGGTGAAGTGACAAGGTTAGCGACAAGCAAATTTCAGGTGGTAAGGCTAGTAAAATGGGATAAACTACAACAAATAGATGAGGCAGAGGGCAAGCCAGTAGACAAGCAAACGGACAAGCTGAGGGCAGACAAAGGGCAGGCTGAGGGCAGACAAAGGGCAACAACTAAAGAAACTAATAAACTAAAGAATATAAGAAGTAAAGAAACTAAGAATATTCTTTTATCCGAAGTAAAAACTTCGGACTTAGTGGATTTAGAGATTACATATTTTGAAATAGCAAAAGCGTTTAAAGAATTATTTATTAAAAATATTTCAGAAAACGGAGGTTCAAATCAAAACCAAAAAAATGCTAAGTACAAAAATTACACAGACCCAATCCGATTGATGATGGAGAAGGATGGAGTGACCAGAGATCAAATAATAAAAGTTTGGAAATTCTTAGGCAGCCAAGAAGGAGATTTTTGGAAATCTAATATTCTATCAACCCAAAAATTAAGAGAAAAATTTTCACAATTAATAATAAAAGCGAATCAAAATGAAAACAGGGATAACAGCAAAAAGTTCGGAAATCAATCAAGTGTCAAAGGAACGTTCAGCATTATTGATTCGCTCGTTAGCGACTAATGATTTTGATTGTTTTTTAGAAATGGAAAGAAGCACTACAGTTGCAGAAGCTATTTCAGGAAGTTCTTTAAAAAGCCTTACCAAATCAATTAGCAGAAGAGATGTTATTAAATCAATTTCATTTCTTATAAATCGCTTTAATGAAAACTTCAATGCTAGTGGAAAGTTTACTGATATGCAAATCGCAACAGTATCAATGGATTTATTCGACATATTCCAATTTGAATCTCTTGAAGACGTGATGTTGATGTTCAAATACGCTAGACAAGGAAAAATTGGAGACGGAAAGGATTTTAAGCTTGATAGCCAGACGATATTTCATAAATGGGTGCCAGAATACCTTGAGCTTAAAGCAAACGAAAGAGAGCTATCCCACAATAAGAAAAAAGGGGAATTGTCGGGAATGGCAAACTTCAATTGGGATAAAGAAAACCTAGACAAGTTTGAAGTTTCTGAAAAAAAACAGTTGGCTGGGAAAAACTTTGGAAGCCGGGTGAAAGAAATATTCACTACTGAACACCTCGACAAACCAAAACTAGATCAAGTTCTTAAGCCTGATTTTTACGAAAGAGCCAAAGCTGATGTTGTAAATCACAGTACTGAAAACTTACAAGTTTATCTAAATGCTGAAAAGAAATCGATTGTACCAAATAAATCGATGATTAAAATTGTTGAAACAGAATTGAAGTCGAGGGTATGAAAAAAATTAAAAAACTGTTTAAAATATTATATAAAGAATTACAAAAATGGGGAGAGGCTGCTGCCTGGGCTAAAAGAAATTAAAGCAAATAATTATGAATCAAGGTAGTTTATTTTCTGGTATTGGAGGATTTGATTTAGCATCTGAATGGATGGGATGGAACAACTCTTTTCATTGCGAATGGAACGAATTTGGACAACGCATATTAAAATATTACTGGCCTAAAGCTATATCTTATGAAGACATCACAAAAACAGATTTCACTATTTGGCGAGGAAAAATTGACGTCCTCACAGGAGGATTCCCTTGTCAACCATACAGCCATGCAGGGAAAAGACTTGGTAAAGACGATGATAGACACCTCTGGCCAGAAATGCTTAGAGCAATTCGGGAGATTGCCCCTGAGTACGTTGTGGCGGAGAACGTTCTTGGAATCGTTAGTTGGAATGACGGACTGGTATTCAACGAAGTGCAAGCTGACTTGGAAGCTAAAGGGTACGAAGTACAACCGTGTGTACTTCCAGCTGCAGGTGTCGGCGCTCCCCACAGAAGAGATAGAGTCTGGTTTATTGCCCACCGTTCAAACTCAGGGATTAAAAGTATTCGAGAATCGAAGAAGCAAGGCAATAGAATTGAAAATACTCCCAACGCCAACATCATCAGGCGAGGAAGGCTACAAGACTAGGGAAAAAAGACAAGGTCACAAGAAAGCAATGAGTTATCTGGAGGCGAACATCGAATACAAGATGTTGCCTACACCAGCAGCTTCAAATTACAAGGGAGCAAGCAGTACCGAAGCGTTAAAAGCAAGGGGCAGACTGAAAGAAAAGGCAGACAATTTAGCGGATCAGTTCCATCAAAGTGGCAAGACTTCCCAACTCAATCCCCTATTTGTAGCGGAAATGATGAGCTTTCCAGTAGACTGGACGGAATTACCTTTCCTAAATGGAGAAACGAAAGCATAAAAGGATTTGGAAATGCAATAGTTCCTGAGGTTGCTTTGCAGATTTTTAAGGCAATCATGGAAACTAGAAATTCACTTAAAACTGAATAAACCAAAAAAGGGAAGGGGAAAACTTTATAGAGTACTCAAAAATATTAAAATTACAATTATGTTAGAAAATCACACAAAACTTGAAAAAGACATTAAGGCTGACAAGACTCTTCGCGTAAGCTTAGACAAAAATCTTCAAGAATTGAAAGAACTTCCTAGTTCAAGAGAAAGAAGTTTATCAATTACAAAATTACAAGAAGCTATTATGTGGCTTGGTATGGACTTAAAAAGATTAAATGAACCTAATCCTTATCCAGACAGTTATAAGCCTGAGAACGCTAAAATAGCACCAACAGCAGACGGATTAAAATTGTAGTAAAATGTGAGCATGGGCTTATCCTGTTTAAAAAGGTTTTAGCCCATAGCACACAAAAAATAATCAATAAATAAAATCAACAAATGACCAAGCAACAGATTATAAATTATATCGATAAAAACTTTAAGCCACTAGCAATAGGCTTTATAGTGGCAATGATTTTAAGTTTTTTATCTGACTTAATAGAAAACATTGTACTAAAAATAGCATTGATTATTGCAGGCTAAAATATAGAAACTAAACCCACAGAGGGAAACTCATTTCCCCCTGTTAGAACTAAAATCATGACAGAAAAACTACAACTTATCAAAACTCTTCTATTGCAAGGAGAGATGCTTGATGATATAAGAATAAAAGCTAAGACTTCTTGGAGAATGATTTATAGAGTTATTGAAGAACACGGAATGCAAGAGTTTCGTCAAGAGGTAACAAGAAGGCACAAAAGCAAAAGTTCAAAGATGTTAAAAGCTCCTAGCATTGCTAAAAAAACAAATACAAGTATAAATAGACTAAACCGACAATTGCTGGGCAACCAAGTAAAAAAACAATCTATACTTGATGAGAAAGTGCAGGCGCTTAATTATAAAAATTGTAGCGATTATATCTCACAGCATGGAGCCGCAAGTTTTAAGGCTAATATTTTAGGGAAGTGATTAAGTTATTTATCTTTTTTAATCTTATCCATAAGCTTGTATGTTTCTTTATTTTTTTGTTTTACCAGAACATTAAAATCAGTAACGTTGTATAGGTAGTTTAACTTTATTTTCCTTTTACTTTCTTTATCTCTGTAATTTAAATCGATTTTTTCTAATTTACTAATTGCGCTTATGTCTGTTATTTTCTTTAAAGGAGTTTGAATGCCAGCCATAATAAACTCAACATCTTCTGTAGAAAATGCGCTCTGTTTCAAAGCTTTAAAAATATCAGCTTCATTTACTCCGAGTTTTCTAGCTCCTTTTACTGCTATAATCATGCTTTCTGATAACTCTTTATTAGCTTTAGAATACTCTTCGATAGACTCTTTCATTCCAGAATCATCTAATCTACTAGTAGATTTAAAAGCATTAGTAATATCATCTTTTTTCTTATCAAACTTATCCTTATTCCTATACCCTAGAGAGGTTGTGCCTGCTATGTAATTTAAAGTTGTAAATCTAAAACCTAAAAGCCTCATAAGAGCATCACTGTTTTTATACTCTTTACCGTAGGAAGTGAATTTATCTCCAAAGAAACTAGGTTGTACATCATTTGCTCTTGCAAATTCTGTAATGTTACCATAGAATCCAGGACCTGCATTTTTCATATAGTGCTGACCTACTTTATCAGGGTCGTTAAATATTCCGTCAATTAAATTTTCACCTTCATATATTTCTCTATCAAAAACATCTCTATTAAAAAATAATTCATTCATAGTTTTAAAACTTATATCAAAACCTAAGTATGGAGATAGTGTTTCTTTAAGAGCCTCATTAATGTTGTCTTGAATATCTCTGCCTTCTCTATCGTCAAATAAAGTCCTAAGTGGTTTTAAATAAACTTCCGCAGGAAATAAAGCAGTTGCATCCATAAATATAGGTTGGCCAAACTTATCTTTCCCGGCATAAATAAGCTTACTGTTTGTTTGGTAGAACGGAAGCATATCTCTTACTTTATCATCATCATCATCATCAAATCCCATCATATTTTTAGATAATTCCGCTAAAGCTAAGTGCGAAGCATTTGCTATTAAAAAACCTGCAGCCTGCTTAGCCACCATACTAGATCTTCCTGCTTTTACATCTTCTTTCATATACTTAAATGTATTAGCAGAAGTCATTACGGCTAGATAAGGAAACGAAACAAAAGTACCTATAAGTGGAAATCTCCTTAATCTTTTAATGTTTTTTGGCAACATACTGTAAGTAGGAAATGTATCTATTATTCGCTGTGCTGCTTTTGCCTCAGCTTCCAAAGTAGTCATGCCAGACTTCTCATACCTTCCTTTATAAGTGTAATATCCAATTACTTTGTAAAAATCATCACCAAGAGCATAGACTTTTTTAATAGCATTAAAAACCCTTTTACCAGCTCCTTGATTTGATATCCTCTCTATGTCGTTTGTGAAATCATTTATAGTTTCCATAACTTCTTGAGAAATGGCGCCATCTCCTAATATACCAAGCTTGTAAAGTTTATCGGTTTCAGATTTAAGCTCTTTTCTGCTTTTTTTAGTACCCCAAGCCATGCTCATGGCATCCTTAATTTTTTTAGGATCAGAAGCGAAAAAGAATCCAGCATTTAAAGCTAAAATACTTCCACTTATAAAGTTAAGCATAGTGGTCATTGGACTTAAGGCTGTTTTACCAAGTTTTGTAAAGGCTGCAAAAGCTACCCATGCCTTATAAAAGTCTTCATTAATTGTAGATAAGGGTTGTAAGTCTTGTATTGAATTATACAATTCTTTAGAAACGTAAAGTCCACTTAATCCACTCCAAGCTTCTCCATCAGGCGTAAGCTTTGTAAATCCAGCTTGTGCATCATAAGTTCCTAATCCAGATTCTAAAAGTTCAATCCTCATTTTATTTTGATATTCAGTAGAGGCTATATAATTACTAATCTTAAATACAGTAGAAGCATAATTAAGTAATGGGTCATTTGATTCTCCAAGCAATTCTCTAAAAGCTTTGGGTATTTCCTTTTTCTTCTTATAAAAAGGAGCTTTCTTTTCTCCTTCCGCAGAAGCTAAAACTAAATCTTTTTTTGTCTTAAGAGATTCTAAGTATTCAAAAACTCGCTTACGAGCATCTTTTTCCGTAATATTTGAACCAAATAAATCAGAGCTTTCATCCATAAGGAACTGAACAGCGTTATCTATACGTCTATTACCTTCTTTGTTGACATTTTTACTTGTAAGTCTCTCTAAGTAGTCAGTATTTTTAAAAGCGTCATAGGAGCGATACAAATACTGTCCTTTATTAGACTCAATAGTTTCTTGAAGTGTTTCAACTCTATTTATGGCATCACTAATTGAAGAGTAAGCTGCTGAATCTTTATCAAGTCCTTCCAGTTTTTCTTTAAAACCATTTTTTTGCTCTTCTAATTTTTCTTGTAAATTAGTAGAGAGCTTATCTACACGACTTCTTAACTGATCAATTTTATCTATTTGATTTTTATTAAGAAAAGAAATATCTACACCTTCCACCCCAAGCAGGTAGTCGTTTAAAGCTAAAGCTCTTTCCTTAAATCCTTTGCTGTTTTTACTTTTTGAAGTACTCCCAAGTATTTCATTAATTTCACCTAGCTCGTGTTCCAAAGCATTAGTGACCGAACTCATCTCTCTACCTAAAGACCTTACAATATTTCCTATTTTTTTTGAAGTTCCAGCGTTAGTTTTAAAACTTTGATTCCAAAAACGTCTTGTTCTTTGCTGTACTTCATTTAAAATTTTGACTGGCCCACCCTTACCTAAAGAAGAGTCTCTTTTACTGCTGTTCTTAGAACCAATGCCCATAGCTTGAGCTTCGCTATTTTCTTGCAAACTTTCACGTGCTTTGAAGCTTTCTGAGCTTTGTGAAATCGCCTGCTTAATAGTGTCCGTAGTAATTTCTCTTTTCTCTTTTCTAGTAAGAGACTTGTACCAATCTGTAGATTTAATGTAATTAAGACCTTCCTCTAGGGCTAAAGCTGCTTTCTTTCCTGCTTTGTATGCTGCTTTTACTACCTGTATAGCTTTTATTGCAATAGCAACAGGAAGATTTATTACAAGAGTACCATCACCAAAGTCTTTTAATTGCTTTTCGGCATCCTCTAGTCCTTTGAGAAAAGCGTCATCACTATTACCTTCTTGAATAGTATCATCTACGTCTTGGTCTTGCGCTCCTTCACGTTCTTGAATGCTTGTATTGCTGCCTTCTGATTCTCCGTCAATTGATCTTTGCCTATCGATTTCAAATTGGGCTTTTTCTTCTGTGGTTCCGAATTGTTCTTCATAATATTGTACTTTTTGGGCATATGTAAGCTCTTCTAAGAAAGAGTCTTCTGCCATTTGTGATTCAACTAAGGATAATTCCTCTTGAGATAAAGAACCTAAAAAACTAGACAATTCCTGTTCGTCTTGGTTTGCATCAATTTGCTCTTGTAAAGATACAATTTGGCTTTGTATGTCAGAAATACTTTGATTTTCAAGCAATATTTGAATAATAGCGTCACGAACTACTGTTTGATCAAGACCTAAATTTGAATTATCTGTAATTTGTTCCGAAGCTCTCTCAACGCTAGGAAGTTTAGATTTCTTTTTAAATCCAGAAGCCCATTTTAATTCATTTTTAGAAGCTCCTGTTTCTTTAGAAGCGGAATCCAAATCAATATTACCTCCATTGGCAAAATATTCTAAAGCTGCTTCGTATTCATTTGTTGGCGTGTAACTGTCAATAGCCTCAAAAGTTCTCTTTTTATTAGCTTCGTTTATTTGATTGTCTGTTTTTTGTCCAACCGCTTCGTTTTCAATTCTAGAGTAGTTAGCGTTTTTAGCTAATGTCTTTTTGCCTGTTTTCTTGCTAGTCTTTTCGTAAAATTTAGAAATAGATCTTCCGTCTTTTGCGCTCTTGATGCTTACAACATTACCGCCTGAGTCCATTTCCACGTCAAAATCGCCTTTTACGCCTTTGGGTGAAACTCTTTTTGTGGTTGTTGGCTTTGGAGCTTTCTTTTTAGGCTCTACGACTGAATCTTTCTCTAATACATCTTCTTGGTTGGCATCTTCTTCTTCTTCTTCGGTGTTGATTTCTTCATCATTGGCTTCTTGGCTACTTTTTTCATTTGATTCTTCATTGTTTTCTGGGTTTTGATTTGATTTATTATTTAAAGCTGTTATTTTATCTCTAGCATCTTGACTTATTTTATTTCTAGCCTCTCTAGTTATAACTTTTAAACCTCTTTTTTTAACATCGTCTTTTACTTCTTTATTTATTCTTTTTTCTATTACTTCTATTTTATTAAGTATATCATCTCTTTCTATTCCACTCGCTGTTTCATTAAATTTTTCTGTTAACCTTATAACTTCTTTATCTTTATCTAATTTATTTATTTGTTCTGTTTTTATGCCATCTAAAGAAATAGTACTGTCTAATTCTTCTTGTTTTTCTTTATTAATTTTTTCAATCTCAGATTGAGTATTAGATAATTGAGCTTTGACTGGTTTTTTAGGGTCTGTATTATCAGCTTCTTGTCTTTCAAAAATAGATATAGCACGTTCAGTAATCTCTTGATCGGTTATTTGGAAGTCCTTAACCCCGTCAGCTTCGTACTCAGCTATTATCTCGTTTTGAGCTTCATCTTTTAGCCTTAGTGATTCTTCCTCTGTTAGAAGGTCTAAAAAGCTCTCCTTTTTTTCATCGACAACTATTTGCTTACCTTCTAATGTTTCATTTCTGTCTTTTTCCAAAACATTAAATTCATCCAAAAGGTCTTTTAGTATTTCAGTTCTCTGTTCCTGAGATAAAGCTTTGTCTTCATTAATTAATTTTGCCTCTGCCTGAAGTAAAGCTTGATTTTTGGTAATGCCATTAACTTTATTGTAGACTGCTTGGCTCAAATTTGAAGTGAAGCTTCTGGCTTTATTAATTAATTTATCATTACTAGCATTAGCCTCTTTTATTTTACCCTCTAAAATGTTTCTTGTGGATTGATTTCCTGCGTTATTAAATGCCTTCTGAAGCTTAATAACTTTCAAATAGCCGTTCTTTATTTCTTCAATTTGACTCTTAGGCATGAAAGGCTTAATCAATTCTCCTGTTATTTTGCCACCACCAATAATCAAAGGACTGCTTGCAAGAGTCGAGAATGTAGTTTTATCCAGATTGTCTGTCAGTAAAACATCTTTTTTATCTAAAGCAAATCTGTCTAATAAGTTTTGAGAAAAAGTTGTGGCGTTTTCGGTAAGAACTTCTACACCGTTGTCTTTAAAAAATTGCTTAGTAAATCCTAAAGCTCCTTTGTTCAGTAATGCTCTATTGGCACTAGAACTAACGGATCGTCTTAGTATTCGAGAAGTAGGTAGTGCGCCAAAAACACTCTCAGCAGCACCGTAACCAAAGGGTATTGATATCTCTTGTAATAAAGAATAATTTGCAGGATTAATACCTGATTCTTCAGACTTCATTTCTGAAAACTTACTACCTCCTGTTGATATTCCAAGAGCTGTTATACCTGCGGTAGCTGAAAAGGGATTCATTATAGCTGCTAAGATTGGACCCTGTGTAGCGGTTTCCTGAGCCATAAAATAACCAACGTCTTGAAGTCCTGTTATATTATCGTATTCCATTCTAGGACGAAAGTTTTGTGCAACTTCTTGAGTCATTTTTTTAGTCTCCTCAGCAGACATAGCCATTTCATCAGACGCTATTTGATCGGATTCGTTACCTGTAATAGCTGCCTTTATGTTTAAGGCGTAAGCAAATGCTCCTTGAGATCCAGCAACTACCAAATCTCCTATTGACATGGCTATCTGAGCCTTCATGTTATCCACAAAGCCGTAATTACGTTTTATCAAATCTATAGCCTCGGTAGTTTCTATTTTTTTATCTTGGTTTTGTTCCAACTTTTCTTCAAACTTTTTATACTTATCATCAAGAGTAGTGACAATCTGACTTCTTAATTCAAAGTTTTGTGCATACCTTTCGTTAAAACCTTCAGGCAATTCCTTACCTTCTTCGTTCATTCTCCTAATAAAATCTTCATTGGAATTTACTCTACTAGCTGCCCTTGTTAATTTCTCAAAATCAATTTCAAGATCAATCACGGCAGCTTTTTCTTCCATTTCAACTGTTTTATAGTTGAATACTTGGTTGACGTTTAGTTCTTCCCTTTCTTTTTCAGGAAGAGATCCAATATAATCTATAGTTCTTCTTTCCTTAAGCGCATCCGTTTCGTCTTTAATGGTAATTTCCTTTATGGCAGCATCTAGGTTTTCGGGAGTTTGCTCTTTATCTTGTTCCTCTAAAAATTTAATAGCCTTCTCTTGTTTTCTTTCCTTGTAAGATGAGAATTTAATATCTGGACCTAATCCAAGAGTAGCGACTGCTCCAATTTTACTTAAAACATTTACAGCTCCTTGTGTAAATTTTTCAAAAGTAGAACCTTCTAGTTTTTCTTGAGCATCCCTTTCTATTTGTTGTGCATCTTCAGGTCTTACAGACGTAGCTCTTTCATAATTAGCTATGTTAGTAAAGGTTGTATCTCTTTCCGCTAAATTATCTTGAAGCTGATTTAATATGGCTTGCTTATAATCAAGGTCTGATACTCTTTCCTCTGGTGTAGGTTTTGGATTTTGGGTATTAGGTTCGGAAGTAGCCAATGAACCATCCTGAGTCGGAGGTATTGGGAGGTTTTGTTCCATATCCGAAGCAAGATCTGGACCAATAAAACCTTCTTTTTTTTTTATTTGGTCTTCTAATTCAAAAGTCTTGTCTACAACTAGCTGAGCAAAACGATCACCGTATTTTTTTTCAAGAACTGATTCTATCTCAAAAGTACCATTAGGTGTTTTATATACATTTTCATTTATTAAAGAAAAAGTATTAGCATTTACTAAAGAGTCAAATTTAGTTCCGTATTTTTCCTTTAAATCTCTTTCGGAAACAATTTTACCATTAGGTGTTTTGTACTTAGGATCTGGCATATTTTTAATTTATTGGAACTCCGTATTCGTCTACTTTAGTCTCTTCTTCCTCTAGTCGTCCATCTGGAAATATTCTCTTCTCTAATTCTTCTATGCCGCCAAAATAACTAGCGACCTCAGATTTATCTTCTATAGGTACCGTAACTATTTTTCTCTTATTTTGAGCACCAGTAGAAATTCTGTCAAGTTGTAAGTTGAACTTTTCAATTTCAGCATCTATCTTTTTAGTAGTAGTTTCATTATCGTCAGGATTCTTCTCTTCTTCTAAAGTCTTTATTATTTTTTCGAGTCCACTTATTTCTTCACGTTTAAAAGCAGAACTCTTCACATCTTGATAAGAAATATCAATGACCAAATTATCATCAATGTCGTAAGTTGAATTTTTTACCGTAGCATTTGTGATAACGTTATCGCCATCACGAACTGCATCAAGAACAACTCCTGATCCTGTAAAACCAACACTGTAAGCTCCTGGAGCAAAATTTGTACTTCCCCAAACCGCTTTAGAAGGTGTTACTGCCTCAGTAAATTTTACAGTACTTCCACCTTCTCCTGAAAGTCTTGCTTCTTTAGCTGCGGAAGTTCTGCCCGAATTATCTATTGTGTTTTCCTTTCTAGTGTCACTTCTTAAATTTACGTCTTTAATAAAAGCGTTTTTTACTTTTAGCAAGTCATCTTCGGTTGCTTCTTTTATAGATATTCCTGATTCCACAAAAGCACTTATAGCATAAGCACTGAACTTACCTTCACCGTCAACGGTAAACATTCTGTCCGCGGCTAATGTTACGAATTCTTTTTTTATGCCTTCTGTTTCTTCTGTTCCAAAACCACCTTCGGTAATTTTTTTATCTGCCATTATTCCTGCGTCTCCAGCTATAGTTTTGGCAACTTTTTCAAAGTCATATCTTTTAACGGGAGCAAAACTTGTTTGTCCGCTTTGGTATTGATCCATTGACACAACGTCTAAAACATTGTCGTTATCTATATCAGTAAAAGCACCAACTGGTCTAAATTGATCATCTAGCCCAAGCTTAATACCTTCCCATCCATTTTGATAACGCTTTTCATATTCGACATCTCTCCAAACATCACCTTTTTCAACAGCTGCTAAGTAAGCATTATATTCCTGCGTTCCTCTTTCTGTAAAAGACTTTAATCTTTCAGGAAGCTGCTGTAAACTATCCAATCCTAGTTTAGCTTTAATGTAAGCTTCGCTAGAAGGATCTGAACTTTCAAGAGTTTGTAATAAAGGTAAGTATTGATCTGTTGCTTTTGCAAGCAACCTGGCGTTCGCTTCGTTCAAAGATGAAGAACCGGTATCGTAATTATTTAAAGGCTTAATGTTTTTGTCGTAGAAATCTCGTTTAGCTTTCTTTGCAGATTCATCACGTTGAAATTGCATCTGATCATTAATACGATCTTCCTGTCTTCGATTAGCCGCGTCATTGTTCCAGAATTGTATATCACGAGAAAGCCCTTGAGTTGGCTGTAAGTTCTGGAATGCTGCGTAATTACCTTTCTTTGCCATTTTCTATAATAAAAATCTATAATAAATACAAATTTAATAGAAAAATAGTATCATAATAATTATATCTAGTATAATTTAAAGAAAATAATTTATTATACGGGTGTTGTATGTTTAATTCACTCTAACTCGCACGTCAACATCTCTTTGACCTCGATTCATTTTAACAAGCTTATTGTCATAAAAGTAGTAGAACATAACGTTTTGAGCGCTGGCTCCGTAAAAAACTCTGTAAATAGTCCATCCACTATCCATAGAAACAAGCTCTTCATACTTAGCCTCATTAATAAATTCATTTACACTCATGCCAGTCCATATCTGTGGAGCTTTTATAGAAACACATGAGCTAAAAAGCATTAAAGTTAAAGATAAAACAACCAATTTTTGTAGTAAAGTTTTCATAGTTCCCGACGTTTTTAGTTTTTACGCTAAGTTAAGTTAAAAATAAATTACACTCCAAATTGTTTAGGAGCAGCATCATCGTATAGTCTTCGTTCCTCTTGTTGTCTAAAAAAGTCAGCTAAAGAATTGCTTCCTACCGTACCCATTCCAGGCATCATTGAACCCATTGGAGCCATCATAGGAGCCATTATTGCTCTAGGTTGTTGATTTAACGTACCAACACCAACACTTTGAGTCTGCGGAGTTTCACCACCTCCAATTGTTCCAGTAAAACCAGAACCTATTAAGCCAGCACTATTAAAAGCACCGCTTATACCAGATTGTATATTTTGTTGTCCTACCGACATGAGTTGCCCTATTCCTGCTAAGTCCTGATTATCTCTATTTTCTTGAATTCCTTGAATTCTTCCCTCATCTCCTGCAATTGCAAAATTACGTCTCATGACTTGGTCGTCTACATCTAATTGATTTACTCTTGCAGCTTGGTTACTTGAAGCTTGTATTCTTGGCAACGCTCCAAAAACACCTCTTATCCCAGATCCTCTTGCGGCCTCTGTTAAATTTGCAGTAGCTTGACTTGCATCTTCTCTCCTTAGATTAGAACCTAATAAAGAGATTGGCATATCGCTGTAAACATTTTCAAGGTCTTGTCTTTCAAAATCGTTTAAGGCAGAATTGGCTTCCCTTTCTTGTCTCATTCCTTGAGCTACTTGCAAGCCTGAACCTACTAAAGCGGCTCCACCCATTATTAAAGCACCCGTTGCTACTGCCATTTTAATTAGTTTAAAATTATACCTAATGCAAATTTAGTATAATAAAAATAGAATTAAACACTGGTTTATATATAAAAAAGATATATTTTTGAATCCGACACTACTGATTTAAATTTTAGAACATGAAAAAATTACAAGACATTACTAAATTTTAAAGTTTCCTCCTACACTTATTACGGCTATAAATAAAAAGTAGAATATCAAAAATAAATTTGTATGTTTGCTTTGCGAAGTCTATTAAACTTGGGTAATTCTCAAGAAACATTTTAAAATTAGTAACTACTTAGGCGTAGTTCTCTCGATTCTATTACTCCGGTTTTAGTGGATTTCGCAATTTCAGAGAGAGCTACGCTCTTTTATTTATTAATTTTAAATTCATTCCTAATGCGAAATTCAGGAAAAAGTCAAGCTCCGACAAAAAACGAGCAACCCTTCAACGTGGTAGACCACCACACAAAAAACTTTTACAAAACTATTGAAGACTTCTATGAGCTTGGTAATGCAAGTGATTTCACAGGAGCTAACAATGATTTATTAAACTCCTATCTCGAAAAAGATACGGAAGAAAAAGGCTATTGCCCTAAAGACATTCAAAACCTTGTCTTCATGGTTACATTTCAAAACCAATTTCTCACAGCCTTAAAAGAGAATTGGGAACTTTACAAAACATTTACTAACACTAAAACCGAGAACTTATGATTGAGTTAGAAAACAACAGTGGAAAAATGACAAGTTTAGAAATTGCTGAGCTTTCAGGAAAAAGACACGGAGATGTACTTCGAGCAATAGAAAAAATGCAGATATCTTGGTTTAAAGTAGCACAACGTAATTTTTCGTTATCCTCTTATATCAATGAAAACAATAGGGCAATGCCAATGTATTCACTTTCAAAAACGGAAACTTTATACATTGCTACCAAATTTAACGACGAAGCAAGAGCAAGGTTAATTATTAGATGGGAAGCTTTAGAAATTGAAAAGCAAAAGCCACTATCTCAAATAGATTTAATCATACAATCTGCACAACGATTAAAAGCGATTGAGGAAAAGGAAATCGAACAAGATAAACGTATTCGATTATTAGAAGCAAAATCGGTAACAATTCCTGAATATTTTACAATTGCAGGGTATGGTACTTTAAACGGTGTTAGTGTTAATATCAAGTTGGCAAGTAGATTAGGGCGTGAAGCTTCTAAAATATGCAAGGATAAAAACCTATTAACAGATACAACCCCCGATCCAAGATTTGGTAAAGTAAAAATGTACCCAAAAATAGTGCTAGACCAAGTATTTAATACCGTGCCTTTGTAGGTAAATAATTATATTAAAAAGCCTCAAGTTAATCCTTGAGGCTTTTTTTATTGAGACAAAACTAGAGAGTAATTTAAATAAAAGTCTATATTTGTATTGAAAGTCATAATATCTTAATCATTCATTTTTGATTGTTATATGCTAGCTCTAATTAGTATAAAAAAAGCCCCTAACTCAAAATAGGGGCTTTTTCATTTAAACAAACAACAAACAAACTTAAAGCGTTTTTACCATTTCGCACGTATCTTGACTTCCCACAATAAAACCGCAATCTTCAAAGCGATTCTTTAATGAAGGATTTTTAAGGCTTGTAAATAAAAAGGTTTTACCCATTCCTTTACAAACTTCCGAAATTGTATTTATTAAAAGATTTAGAGATTCCTTTCTTAATTCTCTGTCTTTAATATCAAAATTAGCTACAATATATTCAACCATGGCCCCCTTGGGAACAGTCGTGTTTATAATAAATCCAGCACATATTTCTTTATCACCGTCTTGTATAATTACACCTTGAAGCTCACCGTTAACCTGTGGCAAGTAGTCAAGACCTGGAGGGGGAAATCTGCTGTCTTTCCACCACTTTACAAGAGTAGGATAGTTTTCATTTTTTAATAGTCTAGCTTGTATCATACGCCTGTTTTTATTGCATTAGTACTAATTGCAAAAAGCTCAGCTTGACCAGTAGATTCCAATTCAAGAGTCACTTCCATGTAGTAACCGTTTATTTCGGCTCCTTCAATTCTTGAAACCTTTTTTATAAAGCAAAAAGATCCTTGTTGTAGAGTTAAGTCTTCTGCAATAGAATTTAAGGTTATGGTAGTTTTTGTGTGACTATTAATAATTCCTATAAATTCAGATTGATTATTAACTACTTGAAATAAAGCATCACCATTGTTTGTGTTATCCGGTACCTTACTTACTGTTATAATCAAATTATTTACAGTATTAATATTCCCTATACCTTGCGTATCACCTCCTTGGGTAATTTCTGTAGACTCTTCTTGTCTTAGAAAAGCAAACTCCTTACTTCCTTGAGTCACAAATTCTGAGGTCCTAACCGTAGTTTTAACAAAGTTAGTTTCTATTTTAGATTTCCACTTTGCATCACCTTCTAAAATTAAGTTCTTAAAAATCTTATCGCTATCAGGAACATCATTAAATACCGTCTTTATTCTTGCGGTAAATTGCTGACCATAGAAATTACATTTAACATCATTATCCTTGTCATTATGTAAATATAGCTGACCATTTTTTAAGGTGAAAAACCTGTTATTTAAGCTTGTAATTCCCCCAGGAGTAAACGGAGATTCCCCCGTCCATCCTTTGTTTTTTTCAGAAAAATTTAATGTCTGTGCCATTTTAGTTATTTGTAGGGCATATGCCTGTAAAATTCCATGCTGTACCTCCTATTGGGCCTGTAACAATAAGTTTTACTGTAGTTGGTGATGCTGTTGTTTTGTTAAACGTTAAGACTCCTTCTCCATCAGTAGGTTCTGTTGTTCCATTAGCAATATCAGATTGCTGTATATTTATGTTCCTAGTTTCTCCAGTGTCTTCAAAAGTAGTTCCGTTATAAGAATATACTGGTAAATTATTTTTATCTCCTAGAAGCCCTGAATATCTAGAAGGATTTCCTTCAATAAAATCACCCACATATTTAGAATCTGCCATTATAACACCGTCATATTCAAGCTGAAATCTATCAGGAACATCGAATGCGTTATAGCTTATACCTGTGCTGCCTGTGCCAGTACCTAGAACAATTATAGCTTCGTAAATACCTACATTTCCGCTTGCATTAATTCCATTCTGACAACTTACCCCAATTGAGATATCGACTGTAGCAATATTACTTTCGTTAAATCCATCACTAAGCTTGTAAGTAAAGCTGTCTTCAAAATTATTACTGTCGTCATGAGTATAATTTATTGTTTTATTAGTAAGTAAAGCAATACTACCAAAACTAGGCTGACTTACAATTATTACAGTTAAAGGAAGAGAATTTGGATTTATGTCGTTTGATAAAACATTTATATTTTTTAAATCCCCTTTGTTAATATCTAACGAATCATCAACTGCTGTAGGAGGATTTGTAGTAATGTTTATAATAACTTTAGCGTTCTCGCTTTGAATTACACCATTTGATAATCTGTAAAAGAAAACGTCAGATTGAAGAGTGGTTCCAGTATGTGTGTATTTTATTGTATTATTATTATTTAATTCTACATTACCGAATTGCGGTTGAGACATAATTAAAACCTCAATACTTGAAGATTGAACTCCTGTATCATTGTCAAGAACATCTAAATCGCTTACAGACCTAGCAAGCTTGTCAAAAATATCATTTATGGCAATTAATGGTGGATTCTTATCTTGATAATCCCATATAAGATATAGGTCCTGAGTTCTATTTTCACGGTTAAAATCAAAACTTATTTGATTTATAAAGCTGTTAATCGAAACTTGTGTTTGTGTTGTTTCGGGAAATGTTGCATCAGCTAAAATATCATTTATGTTAGATTCATTATACCCTTGGGAGCTTATCAAATAGCCAAGTCTATTCTCTCTGTTAGCGTGAAAAATGCCAGTAGTACTAGAATCTTTAAAGGATTGAATATTTACAGACCTTCCTCTTTCTGGAAACCTTGAATTACCTTCTAATCCTTCTTGAACTTCAAATTTGCTAACAAGAAATTCTTCAAACAAGTGATCTTCACTAAAGAAAGATCCAGCCCCCCATTTATATCTATTTATAATTGTCGTGCCTATATCGCTTTGGTCGGCTAAAACTATACTTATTACTTTCATTGGAATACCAAGAGGGCATACATTAGTAACTTGAATTGTTGCCGTATCGCTTACTGGTGTAATTGTAACCTGAATTGTATTTTTACTTAAATCGGTTCTAGGAATTTCCAAACTAGAGGACTCTGTTACGGCATTATCGCTGTAAATAACTCCGTCGTAAACAGCAGAAACATTAACTTCTCCATTAGTTACCTCAGTATTTAGGACTGTTTCTCCCAAAAGAAAATTTATGTTTAGTACAAATGTGAATGCTTCAGTGATTGTTTTTTGAATAACATTTCCACAAAAAGCATTAAGATTTTCAGATATTTCATCTTCTATACTAATCACGTACTTTTTAAAATAAGCATCATACCCCCCTATCTTTCTGGAAGTAGGATTTTCTATAAAAAGATTTCTAAAATGAGAAGACATTCCGTAATTAATTTCAGTAACCCCATCTGCGGATAGCCTCATTGGAACTCCCCTTCTAGCATTTATCCAATTTACTCTATCTCCGTCCACCGCTAAGCTTTCTGGATTTTTACCTATTCCGTTATTTCCTGCGTATGGAATATATTTTCCAAGTATTTCAGGTATTGTTGCTAATACACCTTGGCCGTTAGCCATTGACAATAAGTCCTTTCCAAAGAGGACGTAGCCAGTTTTTTCTTCTTGAAGCACCAAAAGGTTGCCTTCTCTAGATAAAGTCCTCTGTATGCTTCCGTGCTGCTTATCTATCTCTTTAAAATTAGCATTACTTAGGTTAAATTCATTTAATCCGTTTATATTGGTGCTTTCTATGTAAGGTTTTCCGTAAGTGTGATCCGCAAATCTTCTTATCTCTCGATACTCTTCTACACTAGTTGATGAAGGCCTTGTATCAATGCTTAAATAATTCGTGTTGAATTCATCTCTTATTCTAAAGCTTTCAATACCGTTTCCTTGCGTGTAACAATTAAAAAAGTCCATCTCAACTATTGCTGGGCTATCTGTAGAAAAATCTTGATCTTGAACGTTACCTTTATGTTGGCCGTCTACCACATCAAAACACTGCTCTGTTTCGTAAAATATATCTGTATCTGCTTGTTTAGCAAGTGTTTCGAACACATAAACACCGCTACCTATGCGAACAGTTATTTTAGCTTGTATTCTTCCATATCTTCTTCTATTAAAAAAACCTACCGTACTTCCAGAAAGCAAACCTGTAACTTTTAAGTATAATTTTCCATCTTGATTAGAAGGAAATGTACCTCTTACAAGTTGTAAATTAGGTGAATAATCATAATCAAACTCTTCTGAACCATCATCAGCCAATAATGAATTTCTACTCAATATGACCTCATTAAACCAATCCTCTATATTATCGTAATTTCTTTGTGCAAAAAACTGAGTATCGTAGGTTATGTTTTTCCATCCATCATCATCATAATTTCTAGAGCTATTAAAGAATAAAGTTATTGAAGTTCCTGAAGGTATTGCAAGCTCTGAATCTTCAGGTTCAATTTTGGTAAACAAATCAAGGTAAGTTACTGGAAAAGTTAATGAACTAGAACCCTCTGGAGCTTCACTTGCTTTTACATCAAAATTATCTCTATTCATAGAAAATCCTTTCGGCATTATTTTCATGTACACCCCTCTTCTTTCTATTATGTCATTTTCGTCTTCGTCTTGATTATTTAAGATAAAATCCTCTTCCTTAACTTCAATTTCCAAAACCTTAATTTTAATAGGGTCGGTCATTACTATTTGTCCAGCCTTCTTAATAATTAAAAAGTCTCCCACAGAAACCTTATCCTTGTTATTACCTTCAAGCTTGCAGAATGTATAAAAATCCTCTGAATAAAATTCAGTTACATACAATGTTTGATATGCAAGAGGATTCGATTTTACTACAAGCTTATATCGATCAGCCCAATAAGGAGCAGGACCAGTAATTGTTGTGACTAATTTATTCTGAAAAGAAGAGAAAGCTTGAGGAATGAATATAGTATTGCTCTTGGAAGTCAGAACACTACTTCTTCTTCCGTATTTATCCAAATAAACTTTTCCAACTTCATAATTTCTATTTGTCTTAGCTGTACCAGAATTAATATCATTGGTAATAGTAAAATTAGTTCCTGCGGTAAAGGTTAATGAAACAGTTATTAACCTGTCGTTATCATCACTATCTTTAAAAACTAATGGGTTAAGAAATAATGAAGCAACACCTCCAGCGGTACCTTTAAATATTCTAGGAGGGCCTTGAAGCACTAGGTTAGAAGGAGGGCTGTAACCTCCCTGTTCGTTATAGTTTAGTTGAAAGTCTGAATTTATGATATCAATAAATACACCAAAAGACGAGCTATTAAATAAGTCAACTAAGTTTGCATAATCAGATTCAAGAGTGTGAAAAAACGTGTTATTGTAACCAAGTACACCGTTGATATCGGTTTCTATACTTACAACCAGTATTAAACCTTTTTCTAGCGAATACTGGTTAGGATTTGTTATGTTAATTCTTCTTATTTCTGCAAAAGAAATATCCAAGTTATTACCACTTTCTAAGGCTTGTGTTTTTACAGAAACAGTATAATCAATATTGATTGGAACACCTTGGCTATCCTCTATATTATAACCTTCAACATAATTACTAAAAACTGGAATGTTTTCTAATAAGGATAAAGCTTTAGCAAGTCTAGGAACATTATCAAAAGACCTAAATAGCTGATCACTAGGTAGAGGAATGATAGTTTTGTTGTTGGAAAACAAAAAGCTCTTTGTTTGATTGTCTCCCCATCCATTTTTACTTTTACTAAAAGTTTCAATAATCATCAAAGAATTACTCAAAGTCTCTTTTACTAAGAGTTGGATTTCTGTGACTTGTTTTTCTCCAGTATTAAATTCAATTTTGGCAGCATTAAAAGAATTGATCATTCCTAAATTATCTAAAGTAAAATAATCTAAGTCAAAGGGTTGTGGAGTAAAGTTGTAATTACTAAAATCGGAAGGTGCGCTATATTCGCCATCAAGATATCTAAATCTAGAGGCAAATAGAAAAAATCTTTCTTCATTATTATTGCCTCCGTCCAAGGTGTAGGTCGGTGTTATTTTTGGAGCTTTTCTTGGCGGTTTTTTTATAAGCAAGATATCCTCTTCTACAAACCCATTTACCCCATAGGTTTTAGCTCTCTCGATGTTTATGCATATGGGTTGCATATTATCATCAGTAAACAAAAGGAGGTCGCTCTTGACCTGTTGAGTGTTGACTTTAACAATTCCTGTAATAAGATGATCTTTGTGAAGAGAAAAAACACGGGAGCCTTCTTCTCTAGTATCTCCTAAAACCAATGATTGTACTTTATTGAGATCATCCCATTCGAATAAAAAACTTCCTAAATCAGAAAGAACCAACCAGTATATTTTTTTTCGAAATTCATCTGAAAAATTACCCATGTCTAAAGGATTTTCTCCCACGTCATAGCTAGTCAACTTTTTATTGGAAAGCATGACTTCTATGGCCCCCATATCATCCCCTTCGCTATTGATAACTTCAACCCCGAAAGCATCTCTATACTCTCCTTTTGGCATTAATCTTATGTCTGCATCTTTATTAAGACGGCCCTTTACAAAGTTTTGCTTAAATATCATTTTGGCATAGAATTAATTTCACGACCTATTGTTAAAAAATCGAAATTTAGAGAAGCAATCAAGGCTTTGTGTCTTTCGGTGTTGTACCTATTTCTAGCTGAGGACTTATCGTACTGATTTGCATTCCTTCTTGTTGATATAATTTCAGAAATCGCAAACCACCTTATAGCGTCTTGCAGGTCTTTGTGAACTTTTATTTCCTCTTCTCTTATATTTTCAAGATCCAACCCGTCTGATAAATATTCAATAACAACATCTTGATCTTCAAGGTTACTGCTAAAATGAATAGTACCTCTTTCCTCGTTTACTTTAAACTCTCCATGTTTAGACAAAAGAGAAGTGTCTTGTGTAGACTCAAAAGTGTGTCTAATATGTGGTGTTTGGTAAGCATTAGCCATATCTGTTGTTAGCAGCTCTCCTTCGTGATTAAAAAGGATTTCATGCTTATAATTTTGAAGATATCCGAATGCTGTATTTATTTTGTTGTTGATATTCAAAGGTTGTAAACGTCCTTCTTCATTTATCACAGAAACCCTAATCCAATTAACATAGTTCTGGGGCAGGGCAAAATACAAGTTAGGACCCACCGTTAATTGAGCCACATTAAACATTTTTTGAGTAGCATTATTTACTACTCGAATACCTTTTTTTAATTTTCTTACAATTTGGCTTCTTTTTGTATTAGCCAAAAAACTATCTGTATCGGTTGTGTCGGCAAGCATATCATCTACTAAATCTTTAAGAGTGATATATTGGTATTTGCCCCAATTTTTCTTATCAGCATAGTAGTCTGAAGGTTTTTGTATGGCCATAATTAAGAAGCGTTATCTTGGTTAAAATCTATACTCTCTTGCTGCATGGTGTATGATAATAAATCAGTTTCTTTAAGGTTTACACCAAAGGCCATGAGAACCCTTCTTACCATTTCATTTTCTTCGCTAGAGTGGATATCCGCATCTTGGAAGTTAGCGTCATCAGGGTTAAATAACTCTACATCATTTACACTTGTATAAGTCCATTTTGGATATTTTATGTTTCTCAAATATGATATCCTTACTTTGCTACCATCTTGAATTGGAGCAATCAATATACTTTTTCCAATGATTGTATAGACTGGATATTGAGTTGTAGCTAAGCTTTTTTGAATATTAAATTCTCTTCTGTTTCTGCAAAACTCTAGAGTTCCACCTTCTACTATTTCAGATTCGTCCAAATATCTCCAATCGGAAGGAAGCTCTATGCGACTGCCTTCTACAGTAATTGGCTCTGATTCTTCAAGGTAGTGTAATATCTTTTCGCTGTAAGTATCTGGTATGTTAGCAATTCCTCCGCTAATTACGCCTCTGTTTTCTCTTACAATTAATCGATTTAAGTCATAAAAGTATTCTTCATTACGAGACTGTATGGAATCATGAAGAGCAAGCTCAAATTTTCCTGGGGTAAAGTTCCCTCTCATCTGAGTGTTTATAAAGAATTCTACCTTCTTTTTAATTTGATCTATCATTTTGCTATAAGTAAAATTTATATCTAATACAAAAATAATAGATTTAAAGTGTTATTTTAGTATAAATATTATATAAATCAAATATATATTTACAGCCATTGGATGATCTAGAAAAAAAAGTACTCAAAGAGGTTTCGGACTACCACGATAAAACAAACGGGAAGTGTGGTATAAGTGCTATGCTAATTGCAGAAAAACTGAACATAAGCTTTTCAGAATTAAGGGAAACACTAAACAATCTCAATGACAAAAAAGCCTTCACTATTAAAAAAGGAATTAACAGCATACTAATATTTAAAAAATGATATCACAAGAAAAATTACAAGAAAGCATACATTTTAATTCTCTGGATCATATCCAAAAACAAATGATATTGAAAAAGGATAATAGAGAAAAGATTTCTCTAGGATTAATAATGAGTCAACTAAGGAGCTTTGATTTTTGGCTTGAAAAATGCCAACCTTCGGATCGCCTTAAGACAATAGTACAAGAATTAATTGATAACAGAAAAAAATGAATAAGAAGTATAATATTATCTATGCAGATCCAGCGTGGTCTTATGATGATAAAAGTTTAAATCGTGGTGGTGCTAAAAGACATTATAAAACAATGGATATTGAAGACATAAAAGGCTTACCTATAAACAAAATAGCAGACGATAATAGTATTTTGTTTATGTGGGCTACCTTTCCTAAGCTTAATGAAGGTTTGGAAGTTATAGCTGCTTGGGGATTTAATTTTAAAACTATTGGTTTTGTTTGGATAAAAACCAATAAACGATTTAATAAAAACCAAATATCATTTATGCCGTTAGAAAGTTTAGATGTTTTTTGGGGAATGGGTAGTTGGACAAGAAGCAATGTAGAAATTTGCTTAATAGGAACTAAAGGAAAACCTCAAAGAGAAAATGCAGATGTTCATTCGGTTGTGGTTTCTGAAATACAAAAACATAGTAAAAAACCTAATGAAATTAAAGACATGATAATTAGGCTTTGTGGAGACTTACCAAGAGTCGAGTTATTTGCAAGAAACCAATCTGAAGGTTGGGATTCTTGGGGTAATGAAGTTAAAAATTCTATACAGCTATAATTAACTTATTTAAAAACTAAAAAATGGGAGGATTAGCGAGAATATGTAAGATGTACGGCTCCATGGAAGTGGCTGACGCAAATGGAAAAAAGGTAACTTGGGTTTGGGATTATGTGAATGATAAAGCAAGGGTCAAAACTGAAATGACTTTAAGTGAGCGAACGGCAAGCGAGAAAGCGAAATGGTTAGGGAAATAATGAAACATATTGAACTAACAAATATTGCATCTAAGTGGCTTAAAAAGCATAACCAAAACACTTTAATTCCTAATTGTGCCACAGTAGCTATAGATATGAAAACTATTGAGCAAGAAAAACCTGACGTAATAGGATGGAATTCTTGTAATTCTATAATGATTGAAGTAAAAGTTGGAAGAGGAGACTTTTTAAAAGACTGTAAGAAACCGTTTAGGAAAATAGCTAAAAAAGGCGTTGGGCAGTCTAGGTTTTATTGTTGTCCAGAAGGATTGATTAAAGAAAGTGAACTTCCCGAGAAGTGGGGTTTGCTTTATCTAAATGACAAAAATAAAATTGAAATAATAAAAGTAGCTGAATTACAAGAAGCTAACTTAAAAGCAGAACGAAACATTTTAATAAGCTTGATTAGAAGAGCTAAATCTTAGAACTTATGAAAACAATACGCCGCATGTGTACAAATATTGAAGGATTGTTGAAAAACATGAAGGGTAAGAAAATTAACTTTTATCAAGATGATGACGGTAATCCAATGACTGATCGACAAATCAGAAAAGAAATATCCGAACTTCAAGTTAAAGGACATAAATTAATGCCTAACGGAGTTTGCGAAGGTTTCGACCCTTTTGGTGGTGGTTGTCCTGGGCATCCTGTAGATGAATCTAAATTTTAGAAATTATGTACGTACCTAGTAAAGAAAACCCCTCAAGCAAAACAGTAGTGATTATTGGAGGTGGTCGTAGTAGCTGTAAAGAATTTTTAAGATCACTTGCTATTAGTTCTAGTTATGTAACTCCAACATGCGCTCTAGTTGATAGAGGAATTTTAATTAATAATACAGATGATTATTCTTATAAAATCAATCCAAGACCTTATTTTGAGGAACCTTGGATTGATCCTCATGAGCCTGTAATTAACTACAGAAAGCAAGAAGAAAGTTTTGCCAAAAATAGAAGAGCTAGAAAAAAAAGGAATCGTAAAAAGTAAGTAGATGAAAAGAAATTTCACAACAAAATACGAAGGATTATCATTAATCAATCGGTGGAAACAAAAGAAACACTCTAGGAATTGTGATTGGGTAATATTTGGAATACAAGAATGGTATTCAAGCCCTTATGACTTTTGTATTAAACTATGCTTTTTTGGAATAGACTTGCATATTTGGTTTGAGAAGAGTTTTAAATAGAACCTATACCAAAAAAAAGAGCCCTTTATTGCTAAAGGGCTCTAGCGTCGGGAAACGCACAACCAGCAGAACTGGAAAGTATTGTTAGTTAGTCAGCTTTAGGGCCTTCCGCTATTTTTTCTTTTATCCATCCCAAATCGTTTTTCTTATTGATTGGAACTGGCTTATTAAAATCATCTTCGTACTCTTCACGAGCTTCTTTTAAGTCAAGATCATCGCCTTCTTTAGACTTATGCGAATCTACACTATCCTCGTCTTTATTTGCAAGTATGCTTTGGATTTCTTCACTAGCTGTATAGTCTTTTTTGAACTCGTAACTTCTAGTTATTTTCTCTCCAATTTCTTGAAGAGTAAGCTTTGCACTTTCATCCTTACCAGATAAGAATTGACCTAGCTTGCTGATAGGATCTTGCCCTGCCGCAATGTTTATCAAGGATCTACCTGTATCAGCCCAACTAATTTGAGTATTGGTAGGGTTTATTAATAGAACGCCTCTTAGAACAGCTAAAGCAGCTACAGTCTTTGGTGCGTAATCTGGTTGCTTCATTTCTTCCAATACCTTCTCAGGATCGTCCATAGCGAATTGCTTGAGTTGACTTTCAATAAGCTTGTCACTTTGAGAAATCACATAAGCTCCTAATAAGACAAAAGCACGAGCTTTCATTTCCTCAGAATCCTTGCTACTTACAGCCTCATAAGCTTTAAATCTTAGCTCCATCAAATCAATATTCTTACTAGCAGTTACGTCATGGTCAACCTTATTAAAATGAATTCTATTCCATGGGTGCTTTGTTAGGATTTCGACTAAAACTTTGTTAGCGCTATCAACTTGTAAAGCACCGTCTTCAAACCAAACCCCTGGGGGTTCTTGATCGCCTTGATGATCTTCTTTAAAAATACTTACTTCACCAGGTATGTATTCGATATTCCTTAATCCAAGTGATTTTTTACCATCAAACTTTTCAAGCATGATGTTTTTAATAGGAAGCTGCCATGATGCAGGCCTTCTATTTTTTGTTAATTCATAATTTAATTTTGTTTTTGCCATTTCCGCTTGCTTTTTTATTGTTATTAAAAAAAAAGGGGCTGATATTTCAACCCCCTTTTAGTTTATTATACTTAATATACAGCAGACCCCCTTCCTACTAAGAAGTTGTTAGCTCCTGCTACTTGATTCAAACACTCACTTGTGTAGTGAGCACTTTGAGCATCTTTTACTTGTGGCGTACCATTTGGCCCAAATAATTTAAGCTCACGCTTTCTGTTGTAGGACTCATCACCTCGGTATCGTACACTTAAAAATGGTGTAGACACTGTGTTTCCATTGTCGTAAATACTTGTATTACCGTTAGGTATCATCAAGTAAGCAAGACCAGTTGCACGGAATTTTGTACTACCCATCAATGAAGGGTTATCTAAAATTTCCAAAGGCTGGAAAAAGAAAGTAACACCATCAATAAACACATCATTAAAGCCAAGCGCCATAGACATATCACGGCTATTATTAAATGCTCCATAGTTTCCACCACCTGAATAGTGAGCGTTTACACCTGAAAGCATTCTGCGGAAAAAAGTTCCTTGTTTGTGATCATGCCATACGTTGTAAGAATTACAACCACCACCTTGCTGCTTAAGTCTTCTCACTATTTCAGAAAGCTCCTCAATAGTTTCGATATACTCGTTAGCAATGTTTCCTCTATCTTCAATTTGAGGAATAACGCCCTTCATTCCTCTATTCTCTCCACTAGCTTTACGCTCATGAAAAAGATGGGTAAACTCTACCTTGTTATCAAATAACGTAGAAGTCCTCATCATCTCATAGTTGTGCCACTTAGGACCTTCGGGAGTTTGAATCCATGTTTTATGAATCATATCCGAAGCATTGATTTCGTAATATTCCTTTACAATATGACTGAAGTTGTCATAAATGGTTGGGTCCCATCTACGAGATGTTGTAAAGTTAGCATCTCCTTTAGCCCAAGAGTTAGTGAAATCGATAAGTATATCAACACTAGCTGCAAAGTCAAACGCTTCACCTCTTGTTACTGCTGTAAAAACTTTAGTAGAAGTAATTGCTGTAACTTCTGCTTGCCATTCAGCAACACCATCGGTAATGAGTATAATATCTTTAATACGCGCATTGTGCGGAGTTGGAGACGTAAATACATTTCCTGAAGTGGTTACATTTTTTACTGCATTATGCAGTCTTCCTTCTTCTGAGTGTGATATCTTATCGGCAGCATAAGTGCTTTCGTTTCCAATAAGCTCAGTAAGCTTAAGTATTTTTCCTTTTCCATACGCGCTGTGAAGCTGTGGAATAAGCTCAGGGGCAAATTTCTGAGCATAGGTGTAGTCATCTATGAAGTTTTCAGCGGTGGCATTTACACCTCCTGGAGCTGCAATTACCGCTGGGCCTCCTGACAAGTTAGCGTCTAATAAATCAAAAGCCATTTTTTTATGTTTTAAAAGTTAAAATTGTTCTGGAGTAAGTCCTCCCAATCCCTTTCCTTTTTTTTGTCCTGTTGCAGCTCTCCAATTCATAATTGAGTCTTTAGATCCTGAGTTTCCACTTCCAGGTATAGACTTAACTTTTGGAGCTGCGTTATGCTCAATAGCTGAAAAATCTTCCGCTTGTTGAGCTAACGCCTTGTGTACAATTGCGGTTATAGCTTTTTCCCTTTTTGCTGGATTAGCCCAATGGAGGCCTTCTTGAAGTTTACCATAGTCTAATCCCTTATCGCCACCAAAAGCTTTTTGATAAAAACCGTCTATATCGAGTGCAGAGGAAGCCATATCACGCACTTCTTCTTTTGTGTACTCATAGCCGACGTTCATCACTTTTTCGGTACCGTTATCATCAATTTTGATATCATAAGCAGAAACCTTGATTTTATCCGAGGAGTCTTGAATGCTTTGTTGATACACTTTTTGTTGATCATATAATTTGTCATATTTTACTTTGGACATTTGCTCTCCATTTTCGAGAGTGACCATTTCAACATCGCCTTTTCTTTCGGCAGGTTTTTTGTATTTCTCTTGAAGTTCTTTTTGAGACTTTAAATAATCAGCTCCATAGTTTTTCAACTTCATTTTTTCGATTGGAGACAATCTTTCAAAATCAGAAACATCTAATTTTAATTCGTCTTCTAAATAATCATCTACATTAGAGCTGTCTAAATAACCATCGCTCATTGCAATAGCTTTTTCTCTTGCTAGTTCGGCAGGGTTTGTCTTACTATAATCTCTATTGAGAGTTTTAAATTGATCATACTCCCGATTAGTTTCTTTATTGTACTTTAAAAATTGTAAGGCCTCTTCAGATAAACCCTCAAAAGGATCTGCTGCAGGCTCAGGATCTTTAAAGAAATCATCAAGGCTTGCAAACTCTTTACCTCTTTTTTCTTTAAAGTATTTTAAAACAGCTTCATCGTTAATTTCGTTTACCGTTGGCTCTGGGTCAACTGGCTTGGGATCGACTGGATCTAATGGGTCAATTGGTTTAGGTTCTGGATCTACTGGGTCAATAACTGGATCAATGGGTTCTATCGGTTTAGCATTTGGATCAACTGGCTTTGTATCAACTGGATCAACAACTGGAGCAGCTGGCTTTGTAGCAGCTGGTTTCTCACTAAATGCATTTAAAAAACTTTCCCCGATAGCCATAGTATTTGTTTTATCTATTATATACTACAAAAGTATAAAATATAATGATACAAATACAAATATGTTTATACTAAATCTATACTTTACTTATACTAAATTTTAATGAATACACTTAAAACAGTGGTAAAACAAAAATCCCACTCACAATAATTTGCGAATGGGATTTTGAATTTAAAAATAGAATCAGATACTATCCAACTCCTAAAAGCTCATTTAAATTAAAATCTGGTTTAGTGAAGTCGAAAGATCCTGTGTCTTTTAATCTTTGATCGATTAATACACTTTGCTGACTACTCTTAACGTCCTGTCTATCGTCTTTAGCCTTCTCTTTCATTTCATCACGCTTCAAGATTGTCAACCCTTTGGTTTGTTCCAAATAAACATCTTGTTCGAATTTTGACTGTCTTAATGGTTCTTCAATTTGCATCTTAGCTTGTAATTCTTTCAAAACTAATGCGCTTTTTTGAGCATCATATTGAATGTCAATCATTTTCTTTTGTTGGTACACTGTAATTTCTCCCTCTTGTTTTGCTCTTGCTGAATCTATATTGTTTTTAGACTGAGTTTTATTATTAAATTCAGTCTCCTTCATTCTTTGCTTAATATTTTTACCTCGGACAAAGTGCATGTACTGTCTAGCTTGCTTCATGTTATTTCTAGCAATAGCCAATATCTCAGATTTATCAGAAACATCTATACTTCCTTCTTTTAAGGATATACCTAAGTCCTCTCTGAGTTCGTCCAATTCTTCTTTAGCTGGTACCATTTCGAGTGTAAAACCAAACTCATGAAGGCTTCTATTTTCTAAGCCTTTAATTGCTTCAATGTTTTCACGTCCTACGGCATCCGAAAGTGTTTTTCTTAAATGCTTAAGTCTTTCGAATTTAAAAATCCCTTTGGTTCTTGCGCTTATGGTTTCGCATACACGCTTATCAAACATTACCGAAGCATCGACAATATGTTTAGTGGCCGTGTTGTTGGATAATTGAATCATTTGATTTGTGCCAACAAGAGATTGTGCTCCAACTGGATCTAATCCTGTAATGTCTTCAATCTGCTTGTAGTAGAAACTCCAAGAATTTAATAGAACACCCAAAGCACTACCTTGTTGATTTGGCATTGGTCTGGCGGCATTTCCATCCTTCATGCCATCTTCGCCCATGTTCACCCTTTTTTTAAGAACAATACCTTTTACGTTTAGATAAGAAAGAGCTTTTTTAATATTTTCTTCTGGGTTTCCTTTAGCGTCACTTATAAGCTCGGCCACTTGATCCATGTCAATTTCAATAAGGTCTGGTTTTAGCTCAGCCACTAAATGCTGTATTTTTAAGTGAATTCTTTGAAGCTGTTTACATAACGCAATTATGTTTTTAAGAAAACTCCTAAGTCTGTTTCTGTAAATGCTAGTAGCTTGGACTACAAAGGGAGGAAAAACCTTGTTCATTTCGTCCTTTGCTAAAATTTCACTTTCTTGATAATTATAAACAAATTCATCGCTACCAATTATATAGCTTCCCTCATACCAAGTGTCAAAACTTTTGGATAAACGGCTACTTTCGGAACCTTCAGGAACAACATAATTGTTGTCTCTTAATGATACTTTTTTAGTTTTATTGTTTTTATCAAAATATCTTTTGAACACAATTTTTTTATCGCTTTGGAATGTAAACCTTAATATCTGAATTTTAATATCTAAAATGGTTTGCATAGGCGCATGAGAAAAGTCAAAAGTTGTCTCATTAAATTTGTTTTGGCCAGCGTAAAGTTTTGCTATTTTACGGCACTTAACATCATTATATCCGCTTTCTCTTCTTAACTCATTTATGGTTATAGTATCAACATAGCCAAAATAGAAAGCATCACTAAAATCTTCCATTTCAGAAAAACTGTGAATGAATGTTCCTGGATCAACGTACTCAGGAACAACTCCATTGTTTTCATCTGTATAGATTCTAGAAACTTGAAGGCCAGTAATAACCGAATCCTTATCAGTTTTCTTTTTAGTTTGCTCCCACCTGTTTGTTTTTTTCGCAAAATTAATAAGTATCTCTTCTGAGATTTCTTGCAATGGTCTTTCTTTAATTTGACTGTAAAGATCAAGTTCGGCAACGTCTTGAGGAACAAATCCTTTTTCTGATAAATCTGGAAGGCCAAGAGCTGCTGCCTTTTTAAGCATTGGGTTGGCGGCCATGTTAGTTTTATGCCTATCGTATTTTTTCTTTTTTTCAAGAGAAGAGAATCTATCTATTGACCTAACATCTACTCTATAAAACTCACTACCCATGCCGTTAGCAACCTTATTTACAAATTTTTCAGCATAGTTTATAGGTGTAAAGTCTAGGTTGTGCAAAGTTAAATCGTCAGGCTGTCTTGCTGTGTGGTTTTTATCTTCTTCTAAATCTTGCTCACCACGAACATAGAGTCTTAGTTCATCAATCTCTATGTGTCTTTGGGTAAATAAGCATTGATTATTAATCATGCCACCACCAAACCATTCGGCTTGCATAGCAATAGCCCACTTTAAACCATAAGCAGGATCTTTCTTTTCTCCTTCTGAAGCTAATGGATCTGGTATTCCTATTACTTTTTTAGATTTTAAATCACTCATTACATGGCTATTTTAGAAACGGAACCGCTATTGTTATACACAGTAAAAGGAACAGTCATTCGTTTTTGTTCAACATCTTTTTTTATTGTCCTTCTTTGGTTCCCGACGTCAGCTAAACTAGCTCCAATATATGCATCAAATTTAGTTCTATTACTCGTATCAACTTCTTTATACTGATATAAAGTTCGTGTAAATGGCATATCTCCCATTTCACCCATTAATCGATAAGAATTATCTCTAGCAACACCCACATGATCTTCTATGTAAGCTTCTGTAGCGTAAAACTGAGCTTCCCCAATTTTGGTATCTTGTTGTGGTGCTCCACCAAACTCCTGCTCAGTAGAAGATAAATTAATCCATCCTTTTTTAAACGGATTATTCATACTAAAATGACGAAAGCCCCATTCTTTTATATTAGCTAAAAATCTTTCGTTTGATAGTTCTGATAAAAAAGGTATGCTATAATAAATAGAAGCCATAATTACATCTTCAAAAAACTGTTCAACTTTTTTAGGTCTGTCTATGTATTCTAAAATTTGAGCATTATTCGGTAAGCTCTCACACGTATGGGTTTTTGTTTTAAGTATGATCGCCCCGTTAGAACCTCTTCCGTCTGCATTTTTACTCCTGTTATAAGGGTCAACTCCAAACGTTCCAATATGTCCTGCCAATGGAGAATTAGCTAGTATTCCTCCATTTTTACGAACCATCTCATACTTATTCCTAAACTCTTTTGGAGGATGGCAACCTAGCTTGATAAAGAAACGCCCTTTTTCTGGGTCTGGATTCCATCTAACTGTTCCAAACCGAATACCGTCCACCCAAGAAAGATTACCCCTCTCTACGCCTGCATTACCTTTCCAAGTTCCGCTTTCGCTGTTATAAGTATCTTCAAGCTCCCATTTGTTATGCTCAATCTGTTCATCTATTTTGATTTCATTAAACTCGCAGTCACCGCTTTCATTTCTAAAGGCATCCTGTACGGTATCAGGATTTTGACGCATAAATTCGTTTAAATCTTCTGGATCATTTTTAAGCGCTTCAATTGAGTTTGCTAAAAAGCTTATGGCGCCAGTTTCTACATAAACTCCTTCATCTGTTTTTATGGGTTTTTTAGGGTCTTCTAGTATTGAAAATCCATACTCATCAAACATACCCTCAAGGCAATATTTTGAAGGAACAAATATTCGATAAAGTCCTGATTTTGTTTGTCCGTTAAGATCGCGCTCCCTGCAATCGCTTTGATCCCATATCTTTTTATATTCTGAACCTCCTTTTTTAAGTGAGTTTACAGTAGAGACAACCATAGATTTACCAGTGATTATAACTCCTTTTCTGTGTGAAGTTTTTACAATAGGCCAATATTTAGAAAAAGGAACATCTTTTGGATATTTTCCAGATTCATCAAGAAGTGATCTAAAAATAGCATCACCGTCCATTGCATTAATATCGGTGTTGTGCCATTCAACCATTGTTCCAAGTCCGTTACCCATTGAGACTGAAGCTCCAACAGATTTACGTTTTGTAGTCTCTTCAAGGTTTAGTTTTTTCTTAGGCGTATTAGTTCCATCCCATACAGGCCTAAAGAAAGAAGGAAGTCTTTTAAAAGCTGTAATGTATCGTCTAAATATTTTACTAGCATCATCTCCTTTTTTAGAGATCATTCCAAGCAATTTATCTTCATGCAAAGTAGCTGCTTCTAGCATTTCAAATATCGCTAAAAGGGAAGCTCCCATACGTCTATTTTTCACATACTGCATTCCAAAACATCTACGGTCAGCCTTGCAAGCTTCCCAGAATATCATAAGCTCACTTTGAATAACTCTAAAATTAGGGTGCTCAGCTATCTCCCTCACCCATTGAATACCAAACCAATAAGTACCGGTCATATAAATAGGTAATCCTTTGAGATATATCCAAACGCCTTGCTCTCTATTTTTGTATTGATCATCAATATAAGATTGATGCTTTTTAAATAACTTCTCTAAATAGGAGTCAATTTGATCTTGTTTTTTTTGAGCTGTTCCCGTAAATTTTGAGGTTATAGCATCTATGCTATTGTACTCTAATTCAGCAGGTTTTTTTTCACGATAAAACTTTTGCTGAGAATCAATTTTTTCGTGGTTAACTATATACTTTTTATTAGGCATTTCAGGCAGTCCAATCTTTAAGCCTTCGATTTCATAGACTTCGCCAAGCGTACCATCTTTGGAAATAATTACAACATCGTGTTCTTTGTTGTAACCATAACTCCAAGACTTAAGCTTATTTAAAATCTTTTTATCTTTGGCTGTGATCTTTAGCTCTACCTTATGTCCTAAGTAATGTATCATTTAGTTCTGGCTCTTTTTTTAGTTGGGTGTAGATATCCTTCTTTTTCTTCTTTTTTTCCTTCAGTAGTATTGTCTTTTTCAGATTCCTGAGACTCCTTTACATGGTGCTCAAGGCTTTCTATTTTGGTTAGAAAAAGATCAACTTGATCCAAGGCAACACTTCTCTTTTTTATCTTCTCAAGCTTCTTTTGTTCACTTTCTTCTTTATCATCTTCGCTAATATATTCCTGCTTGTTTTCATCAAAGATTTTAAACACATCGTCAATTAATGATTTGTATTTTTCAATCAAATTCAATGTTTTTTCCTTTCGATATTCTTTTACGTCAGCATCGTTTTTCATACGGCTTCTTTTAAAAGCTTACCTAAAGCATGATGATTCTTAATCCACATAAATTTCTGATCACGAATTGTAATATCAATAGCGGTAAATTCTTGATTATAAATTAAATCACCTTCATTAATTCCTTGACTTCTTGACTCTTTATTCGATATCATCACTCTAAGAAGAGGAGTTTGATCGGTATTTTTTCTACTCATATCTGGAATAAATATGGAGCCTATCTTTTCTATTTTTTCCTCTTTCTCTTTTGGCTCATATTTTTCGCAAATAAGATTATCTCCAAACGCTTTAAATTCAGTTCCTTCTCCCATAGAGTAGCAAATAATTAATCGAGGATCAACTTTGTAGTGTTTCTTTTCTCGATTAACAAGGTTTTGATTTTGCTCTTCGCCATGTTTCTGGAAGGTTTGGTTATGCACAACAATAGGATCTACCAAAACTCTAAAGCCTGGCTTTATTTTTCCTTTATAATCCATAGGAACATTGATGACTTCAAAAACATTATTAGCGAGATCCTTACCTGAAAAGTTTTTGTCAAGTTTTATTTCGACACCACTTTTAGTTTTAACACCTCCCTTGTAACGCTTTGGTATATGTACT